GCGCCCCTCGGGCACGACGGCGACATGGTTGCCGCGAATATTCCTCTGGGTGAAGTCGCCGTTCGGTAAGGCGACGTGGTCGGTGTTGTAGCCGCAGGAGACTTGTCGTTGGGTCTTATGCTCGATGTCGGCGATCAGCAGCGGGTCGGTGATCCAGAGGTCCGCGAGGATGTACCCGGCGTCCGCACCGGTTCCCTGCCGCACGTCCTGCACGTGGCCACGGGCGAAGCTGGCGTGATTGGTGGGCTCCACGTCCATCGGCGGATGCCCGTCGGTGACCGGCTTCCCCTCAAAGGAGGCCAGCGTCTCCGGGGCAAACACCTCCGCCGCGTCACGTTGTTCAGTGATCGGGCGCGTTGGGTCGCCGTCCAGCCCCAGTTCACCGGCGCTGTAGATCTGGCTGCCCGTGCGGGCGATCCTGACATTCTGGCAAATCAGATAGCCCTCCGGCGATTTCGCGGTGTTCGGGCCAAGCGGATGGGCGTAGTACATGAGGGGCATGGTGGTACCTCGGTAGATTGTTTTGAACTCTGATTTCCTCCATTGGGCAAGGGGAAATCATCGTCTTCATGTAATCAGCGTAATCATAGTTCAAGACAGAAAATAACGCGCGAGTGAGTTTTATGTCACGTAGGCCGGCATCCATGCCACTTCTCGATTTCGTCCGTGTAAGTCCGTGTCTGTCCGTGTTCGTCCGGACAATGCAGATTAAATAGCCCACCAGCAATAACAACGCCCCTCGATAGGCATCGAGAGGCGAAAAGAACGGACAGGTTATCAGTAAGGCTACTTCATCCAATTATGCTTGAAGGTAAAGTCGGGACGCAGGACAAAGCGGTAGCCATGGTCACCGGATATGGCGCCGAGGTACTTGTTTTTGCCGGACCAGATCGCGTTCGGGATGCCATCGGGGAACGCCTTGCAGGCTTTGTCAGCAGAATTGTCAAAATTATCGCAGTACGTGCAAACCACACTGCAGGCTGGACCATCATCAAGCACAAAAATCGCCATGCTCACATACACTGCTGCTCGCGCAGCTCGAAGCGAATGCCATGGTCACCTGGATAGGGTTGCTGGTGAGAAACATCATTAATTAAAATCTTGATCGGAATGCCATCTGGGAAGGCGTCGCAGTGAATTGTCGCATAATGCCAATGCGCACAGGAGCGGCACTGCGAGTCGATCAGTTCGTCTATTTGTCCGATCGTGCGTTCGTTCATGGCAAAACCACCCTCGCTTCAAGTACAAACATTTTACCATGCTTCTCTGCGCTTGTAACGAGAAGCCTTGTACCTCGCGGCAAGACGACCTCGGCCTCTCCGGCAATATACGCAGCGTGAGTTCCCGTTGGCAGCACACACTTCACAAGCACGGGGGTCTCATTCTTGACTGCAAACGAAGCTGCATAATTATTGCGCAAGCTCGCAGATGTATAACCTGAATTAGGAATGAACTTCGCAATGAGTGATTCCGGATCTGTATCAGCCGAAATCAGTTGTGTGCCAAAACCTCGGTACACCACCGTGTCCTCTTGAATGCGGCCCTTACTGATCGCCGAATCGAGCGACTGAACGATGCCGGGGATATCCTGCTTCGCTTGGGCTATATCACCACGGAGATACTGGTTAATCTCTTTATACCGCCTGCTATGATACACGGCTAGGGCATCCTGCTCTTCATGTGAGAGCTTCTGTGTCCATGTACCAAAATTCACATCATGCCAGCGCATCTGTTCTTCGTAGCTGTTCACATGGCGCGCCAGCGCCCCCTGCGCCACCGCCTCCGTCACCAGCCCATGCGCCACTAACTCCTTCACCGACCGAATATGCGCCGTCGCCCCCCACACCGTCTCATGGCGATCTACCATGTCGGAGAGCGTGATCAGCCCCTCGTGGTAGAGCTTCACATGCGCCGGCCCGAGGATCTGCGCCTGCACCTCGTCCGGCTGCTGCGCGAACCACTCCTCTCCGCTGGGACCGTGCTTGTCAAGGTCGGTGCGGCTCACCGGCACGGCACAACAACGGCAGAGCAGATGAGAGTTGAACGGTTCGGATAGCGGGTGAATGCTCCCATGCAGCGCGATGCAGCATGCGCAGGTGCGCGGGGACAGTACCGCCTGCCACCGCCACCCTATCACCAACTCCGCATTATGCCGGTACGTCGCCAGGCTGCCCTCCCGGTAAGCCCGCACCATCTCCTCGCGGGCCATCAGCACGCACCGGCGTCGCGCGATGCGCGCCGGCGACTTGCCGCTCATAATGCCGTCAAAGAGGGTCTGTCGGAACTGCGGATACGTCTCGCGCTGTAACTCCGCAAAATACTGCTGCAGCTCCTGCCGCCCCTCGGCGCTCATCCCTGCGGAGTGCGTAAGGGCTTCCATCGGCAGGGATCGCCATTCTGCATTACCGGCGATCAGCTCCGCGAAGGCGTCGGCGTCCTCTGCACCGTAGTTGAGATTAAGCCGTTGCCCCTGCTCAGTAAGTTTCGCTGCCCTCTCCGCCAGGTACTTGTCCGTCCGCTCGTGCTGCTGGAGTTTCTCCAATAGCGGCTGTAGTTTTCGCATGCGTTGCGCGGGAGCGAGCATTTGCGTCGTGGCGAGCTGCTGGCTGATCTCATCGACAATCTCGCGGTAGCGGGCATGCCTGCCCCGATACAACAAAATCATCCGCCGCGCCAGCGCATCCTCCCGCCCAATTAGCGCGTCACGTTGCTCAGCGGCAAGCCAGTCGGCATGTTCCCAGGGTTGTGCGTCCATGATTACCCCTTCGGGGAAGAGTAGTGAGCAACAAAGTCCCCGTCCGTGTTCGTCCGTGATCGTGCCTCTTTTACTCTTTACCCTTCACTCTTTACTCTTGTTTACACTTCCCTCTCGCCCGTCATCTCTTCATGCAGCGTCCGCCGCTCATTCAGCGTGCTCCCCGGCTTCTCTGGAATGAACGGCCGGATATGCGCGAACGGGTCCGCCATCGCCCCCAGATCCCACACCCACTTGCCCCGCGCGGCCTCGATCATTTCATCGGTGATGTTCGTGAACATGGCGGTGTCGCCGGACATCTCGCGGCATTCCTTCATCATCGTCGATTGATCCAGCGCGCCGGCGTTGAACGCTTCGATGATGGCCTGCGTCTTGAAACGCGCCACCTGCGCCGTGTCTTCAATTTTCGTCGAGCGAATCGGCTGGAAGTCGAAGTCCAGATCGTCGGGAATCTCGCCCCACGCGCTCACCGCCAGAATGGGCAGCAGCGTATCGAGCACCGGACGCAGCTTCGCTTCCTGCTCTTGCTCGATGTGGTCATAGTAATTCTGCAGGTCGCCTTCCCCGGTCGCGTTTAGCCCCGACGGCGAGCGCCCGAAGAGCTTCATCACCGGCATGCGCGCGGCGCCGGCCACGTCCAGCATCATGCTGTTGTAGACATCCGCCAGCCCGCTAAAGGTGAGCTGCTGCACGTCGTACTTGTCGCCCCGGTTCACCAGTTGCACGCCGAAATTGTTCTGCGAGTAGCTCTGCGCCTGCATCATCTCCCAGAAGCGCTGTTGCGCCTGCGCGCCCCCGGAGCCGAAGAGCTGATCCAGCCCGTCCATCTCGTACACCGCCAACCGCGCGCGAAAAATCAATTCCGCGATATTGAAGCTGGCGTTGTCGCGTTTCTTTACCTCATCGTAGACCGCCTCGACTTCCGACGACCCCCAGTACATCTCGGCGACGTGCTCCCAGTAGGGCAGGTCGCGTCCCGTAAAGCGAATGATGCGGCTGTGATGTACGCGGTACACGGCGGAATCCGTCTCGTTGCGGAACTCGTAAAACGCCGGCAACCCGAACGCCGGCGAATTGATGTCCTGCACCAACTCCCCGCTCGGATACACCCCCGCCCAGCGATCCACCACGTACAGCCCGCGGAAGGTGTCCGGCATGACGGTAGCGAGTGCCAGCGGCTCGGCCAGTTGCCCCTCCTGCCCGGCGATGAGGATCAGCCCCGCCGCCCCGCCGTACAACCGTCCCCACTTCAACCCCTGCAGAATCTGCCGCTTCAACCCGATCCGCCGCACCGCCGCCGTCAACTTGTCGATCATCGCCGGCGGCACCTGGCTGTTCACCGTCACCCAGTGCTTGCACATATCCTCCGGGATGGTGTCGATGATGTTCTGAATGATCCAGTTGCCCCGGTATAGACTATTGAGCAGGTTGTAATCATGCGTCAAACGGGTCAACGGGTACTCGGTGCCCTGCAGTAGTCCCATCGTGCCAAAGCCCAGCCGCGCGGCGGGGTTGGAGAAGGCGTCGGTGGTACGGACAACGGATGAGATGGGCGACATAGGCGGCGGGGTAGCAGGAAGATTGCACGTGGTTATAGGGAGCGATATGCGGTTGCGGCGGGGGGAACGGGACATGGGGGGACTCCTAATGCCTCACGTGAGGTGTTGGTTGTGCAGTATGGGGACAACTGATCGCGTCGTGACGGCAGGGTGGTGAATATGCAAGCCTACTGCATAAAAGCCTTCGGGAGCCAGTAGCACTGACTCCCGAAGGCTAAAGCAGGTGTATAGTGGAGAAGCTATTCCGCTGAGCTATTGCTCTCCTGGCTGTTCACCGCCCCCTGAACAACCTCCAGCATATTGACGACCGGAAGGAAAAACGAGCCTTCCGGGAAGGGGCCGGTAGACTGGGCGATGATGCCGCGCGCCACCCCGTAGAGATTGGTCAGGCAGAGCAAGGGGACATAATTGGTAATTTCGTCTTCCGGCGTGGCGTCGGGAAACGAGAAATAGCCGTAGATTTCGAGCATGATCTTTTCAAAAGTGTGCTGCACGTCCTCGGACCACGTAACCTCGATTTTGAGCGGCACGAGAAACTGCATGGGGTTTTCTTGATTCCGCAGCGAGGAAAAACTAATGGAGACGTTTGCATCCCCATGTTCCGGCGCGCGCACGGCATCAAAATGACCGCCGGCCCTGGAATGAATCTCCAGGCTTTTTACGATACAATCATTAAGCCGCAAGAGCGAATTTAGCATCGAACCCCTGCCCCTCAATCGGTTGGACCGGTGACTGATTCTCTTTATATCCACTTACTGCCGGCACGTCTATTTGCGGCTTCGTGAGACGACCTTCATACACCTGTTCAGCCACCAGTTCATAATATTTATCGACCGTGGCGATCTTCTCGCGACCGATCAGACGCGGCGGGATAAACTCCGCATTTAGGGCGTTGGCGAGGGTGACGAGGGTGCGCAAAGTCACGTTGGTGCCGGAACTAAATAGACGTGACAAAAACGGCTGCGTCTTCCCTATCAGCGCCGAAAGAGCGCGTTGGGAGATGCCTTTCTCTTGCATCCGTTGGGCGAGTTGCTCATTCACCTCGATCATGAGGCGCGCGGTCAAATACTCTGGGTCGTGGGCCAGTCGGTCATAATGGGACTGCGCCCATAAGCTCCTCTTCATTAATGTCTCCTCTGGCACTTTGGGAGACTCACCTGGGGGCGGTGAGCTCGGTAGATCAGTGTTTAGCGAGATAGTTATCCCGTAGACGCTCTGCACGCGCGATCTGTTGATCTTGCTCCCGTGTGGGGCCTTTTTTCCAACCATGTGTGAGGATAATCACTTTACGTTCAGCAGGGTCGAAAAAACAGAACAAGCGGACTTTCGTCGTCTTCATCTCGTAAAGGTTATCACGGACTTTCTTAAATTGGTGTTCATTCGCACGCGGCACGCCGATCTCGGCGATACGATCCAACAACGCAAACAATCCCGTGTGGCCATTACTATCCTCACGTTTGCAGTCATCAATAAAATTCTTCGCCTCACAACGACTGCCCTGAGCTAACGCGCAGATAGCATAGCATTTGCCTTCCTGGATTACTGTTAGCTGCATCGATGATACCTTTTATGTTATCGCACGTCAAGATCCATTGGTAAATTCGTGACACAAAGGAGTACGCATTGATTCCATATTCAATTTTTCAATTCGATCTCATAACTGTTCGACACAGCACTACTTGTAATCTTTCTGTGCAATCGTTTGATTAGGAAAAGTATACTGCTCTCAACTAATATCGTCTAGCTGCACATTCTACGATGTCATTATCGATAAAATGTAGAGACACACTTACCGCCACCGCCCCAACCCCGTATTCACGAAATACCTCAGCGCATCCACCGAATGATCCGCCACCTTAATCGGCTTTTCATCCCCCACCTTTGCCGCCTTCTCATCCCACGCATACCCCGACAGCTCCTTCTCCGTCATCGGGCAA